TGCGGCTTTTGACATCTGAGTACCAACGTCAGACAATTGAACACCAACACCTTGGAAACTCGTAACTAATGCACCAATATTATGATCCGTAAGTTTAGCTGTCGCACCTAATTCTACAATGGTCTCACTAGCAAGGATTGTGTTTGTTTTAAGTGCCGCAGGAATGGCCGTAATGTTACTTAATGCTTCATCTTGGGTAACACCAAGTTTCATTAACTCTGGTACGGTATCGGCAATCGTTGTTCTCAGTTCGGAGGCTCTTGCTCTACCGATACCCATTGAATTACCAAATTGTTGGGCCTTGTTAATTAGTTCGTTGACGTGACCATCTATTTCAGTTATAGATTTACCTATTAATGCTGCGGAGGTTATTCCTTCGTTAAAAGCACCACCTAGTGATAATGGCCCGTCCTCTGAAGTTGTCCCACCTGAATCTGATGATGTTACAGAACTTTGACCGGCACTATAGAGTTTTTCTGCGTGTGATTTTTCTTCCTTTGAAAACGTGTTCCACGGCTTACCAAGAATTTTTGCAGCAAGGGCTTGAATGTCCATTAGTATTTTATATTATAAATACTTTATCACCCAATTTTATTTGGGTTCACGTCGTCAATCATTTTTTGTATTAAATACTTACGAGCGTAAGTTGGGACTTTTAGAAATTCACTATATTGCATATGTAAGGATTTAGACAAATAGAAAAATTCATCTAACATATGTTGTGAGTACTTAGAAGAAAGGCCGAAAAAATTCCACCCCAAAGTTGATTTCAACATCAACTTTTTCTCCAGACGGGGCTATTACTGTTTTTTTAAGATCTAATTTAGGTTCATTTTCTTTCATAAACGATCTGATGAATTTTGAGTCTCTAATCGGCATTGTTTGCACAAATGTTGATATTTGATTACCATCTGTACTACCATTTAACTCAACAATCATTTTTGACAACCTCGTTGTAACTATTGGTGCATTATATCCTGTTGGGTATAAATTAACAATGTTATCAATTTCCATTGTATCTGTTAAACTTAATAACTTTAGTTTCACCTGTGTGTTTGAAACTGGTAGTGTAACACTAAACAATCCATTTTCATCTGGTTGAAATACTGGTTTGACGATATTTAATTCATCTAACATAATTGATGTTTCAAAACGTTTACTTGTTTTTGGATCTGTAACAATAATATTATATTCTGGGCCAAAAGAAGTATTTCTTAAAAACAATAGTATCGCCTCAACATCACCCTCCAATAATTCTTCAGGTCTAATTTCTCGTTCATAAAGTTTATTTCTTAATAACGGAATAATTATTGATTCTTTAATTGTTTTGGCACCATCAATATTGACTAATATGTTTTCGTCTGATGCGGTTAAATAACCAACTTTAACATTTTTCTTTTTTGATTTATAAAAAATACCACCAGACGGTAATGGTACCACATCGTGTGGTAAATTAAAATCCATTTGACCGTGAGTAATTAAATCTTGTTCCATAATTTTTTATTAAAAATGTAATAATGAAATATGAAATTTTAAATAGTTTACTCGGTTATTTTAGCAAATAAAAATTTTTCTATTTACTTTCAGTTATTTTGAAATTATATATATTAATATAACTTACTTAATAACTTATATATAACTTAACTTATATAACTTAATTATTAATATTATTTATTATATAACATATATTATTAATAATAACTTAATACTTTTTCTTATTACCTTCTGATGTTAAATAAGTTTGTAAGATATTATCTTTCTTCTTACTAAAATGTGTTTTTATTTTATCTACGTTTCTAATGTCATCATCTGAGAACCCGATGTTTGGTGTAAAATAGTTACTAATTTTATTTTTCATAAACGCTTTTTTCTGTAGTCTATGTGATAACAACATTACGTATCTAACAAATATTTCCATAGCGTCAATTTTACCTTGTTCTGGATTTATTGCGGAACCATCACCAAATGATACTGGATGAAACCTACACAAATCTAAATAGGATCTAATTAGTTCATCATCGGAAAGTAAACCCTCATCAGCCAATTCTCTATATTTTTTTAAAACTTTAATAAGTTTATTGGACTTTAATCCGTGTTTGTTTGATGTGATTAAACGATATATGGCTTCTTTTAATACCGCTGGTGTGTGACCTCTTGCAGTTATTATTGCAAAAACAGAACCATTATTAACCGCTTCCACAAAATCATTCCACGCTGGACCTATTGTTGCTTTCATTGCGTCACGTAAGAAGTGTTCGTCACCACTAACTTTAAAGTCTCTGAACGGATTGTCATCAAAACCTACAATAATACTATCACCACACTTAAAAGGTGTTACACCAATTTCAGTCCTGTGTTCAGCAAAGTCCTCTGTTGACATACCAACACTATTTCCATCTTCATCTTTAAGATAAATCTTTGTTGGCATAAACATAATATTATCATCCCAATCAAATGCGTAATATTTCATAGTTGGGTTTGGCTTCTCGTCTATCATCTCTGTTAATATATTTCTTTATTTACTTGACAAAGTTATAATTTTTTATTTAACCAACAACATTTTTTTAAAAAAAACTTATATATAAAAAACAAAATCCCCCAAATTACTTGGAGGATCTTATCTTATTTTTTTATTTTATTCTTATTAAATGTTGTCAAACGACGCACCAGTAGGTGTGATATAGAATGTAATATCGATATATTCTAGCGATCTAGTCGGCTTGATATACACCTTCCCCGTCAATTGATTTCTATCTAAATCAGCAGTATCACTTGATACCTCAACTCTAAAGTCATATAAACCTCTATCTCTTCTAATCGCATCCAAAATTGGATTAACAGCGTTCAAGAAGTCTTGTCTAACTTGTTCATCGTTTTGGTCAAATAACAACCTTACAGAAACCGCAGATATTAATTTACGCGCTTGTAATAACAATCTTCTAACGTTAATTCTATCAAGTGCTGATTCTCTTATTTGTAATGTTTTATTACCCCAAATTACAGTACCCACGTCAGCGAATGTTGCAATTGGATTAAGTCTACCAGTATATAGAACGTCTCTGTCTTCTTGTGTTAACTTTTTACGAGCCTTAACAGAATTTACAATACCACGAGTATATCCAGCGGCCGCGAACCAAGGGAATGCGATATTATCGGTTAACGCTAGGTTTTTTGTAACCTCAGCCGTTGCTGGCATATAAACTTGTGTGTTATTAACACTATCTCTAGTTAATACCCAAGGATAATATGTTGCTGTGTAATTTGAATCAATTCCAGTTTCTTCTAAATTATCAACCGCTTCTTGTGGATAGATAAAATTATCACCTTCTGTTGTTGACGCAACAAACATATTATAATCTGGTGTTGTTGTGATATATAATGAATCTGCTCTTTCGTTTTCAACCATATCAATAGTTGCCTCAACTAAGTCACTATTATTTACATAATCAATACCTGGCGACACAAATACGTTTATATTAACCGCTTCTGGATTTGCGAATGTTCTAACACCCAATAAATAAGCGTAGTAATCAGTGTTTGCGTAGTCAATTGTACCATCACCAACAGCGATTTGTTTAAACGCACCCCAACCTTTAGCGTTCGGATATCTGTCAGAAACACACGCACCATTTAAGAATCCTGCACGACCTAATACGAATCTATCACTATTTGTTCTATGTTCTCTATAAATGTCCCAACCATCAAATCCACCACCAACAAGGATTGTGAATTTTCTTGAGAATAATCTATAGTAAGGACTATCAGGACTAGTTGGTTCAGAAGAAAAGGCCGCATCACCAACATAATATTTTGGAGACCCACTTGTTGTGAATCCGTTTGAAATTGTGATACCACTAGCGAATTTATCCATATGGAAACCTCGTGTCTTATAAGACCATTCGCCACCCTCTAAATCGCATGAAGAAATTGGTGTTCTTTTTCCTTTATACTCAAAGAAACTAGTATCAAATCCGATGTTATTAGAAAACCCTAAATATGTTTTTCTAACATTATCACCACCAGAAATTATTGCATCGTCGTTTCCGTTTGAGAAACCAAATGGGGGGTTATAAACAACTTCACCAGGGAAGTCATATTTTGTTTTATAAACTGGGAATGGTGATTTAGCGTCAGCGTATTCTCTAAACGCATAACCATCAAAACCACAAGGCAAAGCATCTGTAGGTGCGTCCTCATTCATTTCAACCATTATATATTTTGAATTTAACTGGTATTCACCATCTAGTGTACCGATTTTTTTCGCGATAAAATTATTTTGTGATGGATCCATTGTACAGTTTGTAAATTTCTCAAGTACAACTGGATTAGCATCAACATCATAATAATCTCTAACTAAAACATCAAAAGTTCTGTTATTGAATGACATATTAATAAATGAAACTTTAACCTCGCTGTTTGCTGAATTACCATCAGATATTGTATAGAATTTAAATAGGTTAAATGTTTTATTACCTCTTAATTCAGAAACAACCCAAGGTGAAGATGGTGTTTGATATTTATCTAAATACCAACCAATTGATGATGAATCGTTACTTTGAGCCGAATCCAACGCGACTAAATCAGAACTTAAACCTCTAATATAACCTTTTTTCCATCCGTAATTTAATATTGATTGGAAATTCTCTTCTAAAAACAATGGTGTTGAGGTTCTTGGTTTCCCAAAATTTGTACCACCAAATACTTTAGCGATATATTGTGAATCAGACTGAGAGAATGATGTCTCAAAAACAAAATTAGTACCAGTATTATTTGTTAAATTTATTGCAAACGGCATATATGGATCTTTAAGAACAGGACTATACTGACCACCCATATTTAATGTAACATTTGTTGTTGCTGAAACCTCAAATACTGGGTTATTACCGTCGGCGTATGTTGCGATACCTCTAGATCTTAATGTCCCAACAACTAAATTATCATATTCCGTATAAGAAATACCTGAATAGTAATAAATTTTACCAACAACATTACCTGAATAACAAGTAATAACCTCTGGTTGTGCTGTTGTTGTTGTAGTTGTTGTAGGTGTTGGGTTACAAGGATCTGTTGTTGTGGTAGTTGTTGTTGGTGAAATAGTTGTTGTTGTCGTTGTTGACGGGATAATTTCAGATAACTCATCAACATATAAGAAGAATGAAAACCCAGAATATAAACCATTTCCGATATTTTCAAATTGTGCATAGTACCAAGGATCGTTGAATGGTGACGAATAATTTGTCAATTCACTTGATGGTGATGGAACGTTGAACACGTTATTTTCATTTGTAAATAATGAAGACAATGTATCATAATCATTACCCCAAACTGTTCCGAAATAACTAATTGTGTCTGCGGACGTTGATGGTTCATTTATAACACCACTGATTAAACTTCTAATATTTGTGTCTAATGTTGATACCGAACCATTAAATGTTTCATATTGTGTTGTTAACATACTCTCAATTTGACT